TTATACCGCAGGTTGTTATAAAGAGTATGTAAACAATAATTTAGAAACGTATAAAAAATTTGTTGATAAAGTATTTACTGACCCTTATGATAATAAAACATACTCAGTTTCGTTTAATAAAATATATTTTTATAGAACCAAAGAAATATGTTCTTTTGACTCCAAATTTGACAACCAATATAATTGTTCTGTGTGTGGGGAACCCATAAGTTCTAAATTTGTTAAACGGAAAAGTATAACATGCGGGCCTATATGCAAAAACATTCAGATAGGTAAATCAAAAACAGAAAATACACCAGAAATTTCAGAAAAAACCATACCCCATACTACTGAATATATAAACAACTATTGGCATAATAACCGAAAATTACCAGATCACCCATTTTATGAAAGTGTCAAAGGTAAACATATATTATCTAACAATATTTTATTACGAAAAATCAATGTTGGGGCCAAAGAACATTATTCTACAGAATATAAGTTATGGTTTTATCTTAATTCTATAAACACGTTAAAAATATTTTTAGATAATAAAAAAATAACTTATTTTGATTACCACAAAAATAATAATTTGGGGTTGATATCTTCATGTTCAGAATGCGATAAAGATATATTACAAGAGGATGTATTTGGCATAAGATATAAAAATAAATTTTGTTCGTCTGATTGTTACTTACAGTTTGCAAAATCTGGTAAACGTGAGGAAAGAATGCATAGTGAGGAAAGCAAACGTAAACAGTCGGTATTATTAAAAAATAAAATAAAATCTGGTGATTGGACTCCTAATGTTCATAATTCTAGGACTCATTTTTCCGCAGAATCTGTAATAAATGGCGTAGTAAAAAAATATAGAAGTTCTTGGGAAGCCGCATATGCCACCATTTATCCAAAAGCCGAATTTGAAAAAATAAGAATTCCGTATATGTATTTAGATAAGTACCACATTTATATAGTAGATTTTCTTAAAGAAGATACTAAAGAATTAATAGAAATAAAGCCAACATCTCATTTATCTAACCCCAAGTACATAAAAAAACGAGAGGCGGCTTTACAGTTTTGTCAAGACCAAGGATATACATTTATTGAACATGACGAAAAATATTTTTTACATCTTCTTCAAGAAGATGGTATAATGTCTTTACTGGAAGGTAGTCTTTCACCAGAAACATTTAACTCATTATTAAAAGGTATACATTATGAAAATTATGTCCGTGAAATCAATTAAAAAACTTTCTACTGGTAAAGTTCGCAATCTAACTGTATTTAATAATCATACTTTTGTTACAGATAAAGGTATTGTTACCCATAATTGTGATGCCGGAAACGCCAATACTATCATGTGTATTCAATCTATCATGGAAGGAAAGCCGTATTATTTCAAACTAAAGAATGAAATTATTACTCCTACTGCTGGATTTAATATTATCGCTACTGCCAATACTAAAGGTAAAGGTTCCGAGGATGGTAGGTATATCGGTACTAATATTCTTAACGAAGCATTTCTGGAAAGATTTGCAGTAACTTTTGAGCAAGATTATCCTGATTCTAAAGTTGAATTGGCTATTGTTCATAATCTAATGAAGGCATATAATTGTTTTGATATTGATTTTGCCACCAATATTGTTAAATGGTCTAGTGCTATTCGTAATACATTTAATGCCGGTGGTGTTGATGAAAATATGACTACTCGTCGTATTACTCATATTGTTAAGGCATATTCAATTTTTAAGAATACTAAAAAGTCTATTGAACTATGTTGCAATCGTTTTGATATCAATACCAAGTCTGCTTTTATTGATCTCTATGATAAAATTGCCGGGGAACTTGAACCAGAAGTTATTAATTGTGATGGTCTTACAAAAGCCGAACATCCAGACGAAGACCCACCCCCTTATTATTATTAAAAGGGGAATTATATAATGAAACTTGAACCTAAAGATTTTATTTTTGTAGGGGATAAAATGAGTAATAAGGAAACAATCGAAAAAGTTAATAGCCCCAAGCATTATAAAAGTGCTTTAATGGAAGTTATTGATATTATTGAGGCTTTCAGACTTAATTTTAGCAGAGGTAATGTTGTTAAGTATTTATTAAGGGCAGGATCAAAAACCGAGGAAGGTATTGATGATTTAGATAAAGAGATAGAAGATTTAGAGAAGGCTAGTTGGTATTTATCACGTGAACTAAAGAATCTCTATAAGAAAAAAGAATCATTGACATAATTAGTCTAATAGTTTATAATAATATATTATATGGGAGAATTAAATGAATATATCTAAAGAAACAATGGCAATTCTAAAAAACTTTGCCTCAATTAATATCAATTTATTAATTGACCCAGGAAATCGATTATCAACTTATGCAGCATCCAGAAATATTTTAGTAGAGGCTTATATTGGGGAACAATTTCCATGTGAGTTTACTATCTATGATCTATATGAATTTCTAGGAGCATTTAATTTATTTGATAATCCTGATTTAGAATTTACTGAACGTGAAGTAAAAATTGGGGAAAATAATAAATATATTCAATACCGTTCTACCGAAAGAGATATCCTTATTCGTGAGGGCGATGATATTCTTAACATTCTCAGGAAACGTAGAGATACTATTGAAAATGTTTTTACTGAAATATCATTAAGTAGTGAATTAATTGCTCAACTTAAAAAGGTATCAACCGTTCTAAAAGCCTGTGATTTTTGTATTATTGGTGATGGTAATAAAATTGAGGTATTAATTACTGATAAGAGTAATACCAGTAGCAATAACTTCTCTGCTATTGTAGGAGAAACCGATAAAATCTTTAAGGCTAATTTTAAGATTGAAAATTTGAAGATTATTCCTGATGATTATACTCTATACCTTACTCAAAAATTAGGTTGTTTTACTGCTAAGAATATTCCAATTAAATATTTCATTGCATTAGAAAATGATTCTAAGTTTTAATGTATATTAGAATATCATCAGATGATATGGTAGTAGTATTCATTCATACTTATTATGATGGTCCAGTATCAGGATTATGTAAGGTAAATAATAAATTACATTATTTTCAAGAAGACAATTCAACCAATGAATATATCTGCCAACCATTATCATTCACTAATAAAATTAGATTTTTGTTAGATAAAAAAGTATTTGAATTTTGTGTAGGAGATCATTATAATGCTACCTTAGCCGGAACAATTTGGAAAAATAAACCTTATTGGCTTCAGGATAAATTAACCAATTTTTATTATGATTATTTTCGTAACTGGATAAGAAAAAACCATGCTTGAACATTTTTTATTTGTAGAGAAATATCGCCCTAAGACTATTGAAGAATGTATTTTACCCTCCGGTATTAAACAAACTTTCTTTGACTATATTAATAAAGGAGAATTACCTAATTTCCTTTTAGCGGGTTCTCAGGGTCAAGGTAAGACTTGTAGTGCCAGAGCATTATGTTCAGAAGTTAATGCTGAGGTATTATTTATCAATGGATCAGAAGAAACAGGTATTGATGTTCTTAGAAATAAGATTAGATCATTTGCTTCTTCAATGTCTCTAACAGATTCTAAAAAAATTGTTATTATTGATGAAAGTGAATATCTTTCCGCTAGTGCTCAACCAGGTTTAAGAGCGTTCATGGAAGAATTTGCTCTTAATTGTAGATTTATTCTTACCTGTAATTATAAAAATAGACTTATTGCCCCCATTCATAGTAGATGTCAAGTAATTGATTTTGTTATTCCTAAAGAAGAAATTCCCCAATTAAAATCACAATTTCTAAAACGTATTATTGCTATTTTAGTAGCAGAAAATATTACCTATGATATCAAGAGTATCGTTCAACTAATTGAGAACCATTTTCCTGATTATAGAAGGATATTAAATGAGATTCAGAGATATTCGGTATCAGGTCATATAGATTCTGGTATTTTACTTAATTTATCTCAGGAATCCTATCGAGTATTATTTAACTTATTAAAAAATAAGAAATATACAGAGACTCGTAAATGGGTAAGTAGCAATAACGATACTGATATCAATAAGATTTTTGATGAACTTTATATTCATAGTGATAAATGGCTAACAAAAGAAAGTATTCCCCAATTAGTATTAACCTTAGCCAAATATCAATATCAAGCGTCATTTGTGGCTAATCAAGAAATCAATTTATTAGCCTGCCTAACTGAAATAATGAGTGAGTGTAATTTTTTATGAACTTTAATATATTTTGTTTATTATCAGTTGCCCTTTTTAGTTTTTTATGGTATCACATTGGTAGATTTCGTGCTAAAATAGACATATATACCAATAGTCCATTGTTAAATAAAATTAATAGAATTGATATTATTGTTACTAAAACAGATGATTCTTTTCTAGTTCATGGAAAGAATACTAATGAATTTATTATTCAGGGAAAAAGTAAGGAAGAATTGTTAGAAAAATTAGCCATTAAATTTCCATTAACACATTTCATGGTAGATCATGATAATATGCGGGAAATAGGATTTTAATATGAATTCGTTTGATTTCATTAATTCTATTCATTTTAATAAGGATTATTTATTCAATGATCCTGAAGTTGCGAAGGAATATAATCAATTTCTGGTGAATAAGGCATTATCTTATTTTCCAGAGAATATATTCTACGTCAATGAAATGAATAAAAATTGTAATATTAATAAAAAAATGCAATATGATTTTTATTTTTATGTAATTAGTAAGCGTAAGCGATATATAAATTGGGATAAACGTGATAATGATATCGATATAAATATTAATGCAATTAAAGAATATTATAAATATTCTACAAGAAAGGCAGTTGAAGCACTTTCTTTGCTTAATTCTGAGCAATTGCAATATATAAAAGATAAATTGAATAAAGGTGGTAAAGATGAATGAGAATAACAAACCAAACATTACTAATGATGTGATTTTATACGATTGGACTCCAGAATCAATGTTAGAAATTACATTCAAGACTCCTGATA